GATTGGAACCAGTGGCATAAGTATTGACTGCAATAGTTCAATAAGTGCTGGAAGTATCACTGGCAATAATGGCAGCAGCGCTTCGAACACTTCGACCACCAGCGGAAGCAAAGCGTCAACTAATGCCAATACCTGTGGGATTAGAGGAAGTATCACGTCAGTTAGTAGCTGGGTGAATAGCGGTAACAAGTCCACGATTGTGGGGATGATTGCCAGGAGTATTGAGATAAACGCTGGCAGAATAGCATCGGCCAAGATTGAAAGCAGCGCACCAATCAGCTCACCGAATACCGGGAGTATTGGCAAGAAGGCCGCTATCAAGGTCGGCAGTATGCCAACGATGTTGCTAAGGATCGGAGCCAAGCCCTCCATTGTGGAAGCCAGCACCGGAGCTAGTTCATAAACCAGCGGGGTTAGAGTCTCGGCGAGTCCAGCGAATACTGGCAGCAGCGCATCACCAACGCTTAGCTTCATGCTTTCAAAGGCGATGTTTAGTTTTTCTAAAGCGCGCTGCGGGTCGATGACATCTAACGCGTCTTGAGCAGCGCCCGCCGAATTAGCCTGATTCTCTAACTCACTTGCAAACTTCTCGGCACCTGTGCCAGCTAGAACCTGAACCGCTGCAACTGCCTCAGTCGAACCTAGTAATTGCTGGAGCTTTCCGTTGTCGCCAGCGGCTGCGTCACTGACCGCGCCCATTGCAAAACTTAGGCCCTCTTGCTCGATTGCAGCCTGAGCACTTTCATAACCTAAGTCATTGAAAATCTTGTTCATGTCCTCAGAAGGTTTTTGGAGACCGACTAGGGCAGCTCTAATCTGCGTCGTTGCCACTGTGGTTTGAGTTCCACCGGCTGTAAGCGTAGCGATGGCTGCGTTCACCTCTTGGAAGCTGACACCAGAAGCAGCGGCTGCCGGGGCAACGTTTGCCAATGCGCCAGATAGTTCTTCGAAGGTAGTCTTTCCACCTTTTACGGCGGTGAACATCGAGTCGGCTACTGCCTGAGCCTCGTCGGCAGATAATCCAAAGGCGTTGATTGTGGTTGAGATACCATCCACCGCAGTGTTTACATCTGTAACGCCCGCGATTGCAGCCTGTGAGGCCACTCGCATAAACTCTAGGGCGTTCTCTTTTGGAACTCCTGCGGATAGTGCGCTATAAAGACCGTTGGTTAGAACGTCTTGGGCAATGCCGAATTCTTGAGATACACCCTGGACCAGAGTCTTGAACTGGCCCATGTTCGTAGCAGCGGCTGCTCCGGTGGTTCCTGTAAGGGTTACAACCTCAGCTAAGGAGTTGTTTAGCTCATTAGCTCCTGAGACTCCATCTTTGAAAAAGCTACCGATTGCGACCACGCTAAAGGTTGCCGCCATAGTTGCCGCGATTGGGCCGAGAACGGATTTGAACTTAGTGCCAAACCCATCCCCAGTGGACTTTCCCATTCTTTCGCCAGCTGGCCCACCAGCTTTTTCAGCTTCTCCTGGTAGGTCATTTTTCAGGTAGTTATCTAGCTCTTTGGTTCCCGGAACAATGTTGACGAAGGCTGTGGCTAATGCTCTTGATGCCATTTTTTATTCCTTCGGGTTCATACGTTTCAGCATCGCTAAGACGTGGGCGCGGTCTTGATTCTTAGAACCAATAATGTTGCTGTCCTTGTTAGCCCAAGGGGTTGGGTAAGGCTTCGGCTTTCGCTTGCTGTTTATTGTGGTTTGCAAGTCGTAAGAGTTAGCCAGAACCATCCAGTCAAAACTGACCGGGTGCTTCCAGTTGCTCTTTGCGGCTTGAGTCCAGCTGGCCGGGTCTTTCATAAGCGCAGACACTAGGTGAATTGCCTCGACCCAGCTAACCGACCGCCCGATCTCAAAGGCGCTGAGACTGAAGCGAGTTCTAAAGTCATAAGCCAGTGGGGTTGGGTGCTCCGCCATGAGATAGCGAAGCTGTATTATTCCCCCAGTGTGCCGCCTTGTTTCCAACCCTCTAGGAATTCTTTGAACTCCTTAGCGGTCATTGTGTCAATCGCATTTAGAGCCGGGGAATCTTCGGTGAGGAATGATTCCAAGATGATGAAAGCGCGATCGCCGTCATCGGTTGCTTTGCGAGCTTTGCGGATTGCACCCATTGGAATGTCCGAAAGAATCGGGATTGAGTGGCTATCTCCGCGATGGATAAAAGTGAAAGTTTCTGTGGTCATTTGTGGCCCTTCGTTGATTGTGGTCAGCGGTGAAAACTAGCGGCGGGCTGACCACAAAATAAACCCGCCGCTAGTGGCTTAGTTGGTTAGACGACGCCTTCAAATTCCGAATAGAAGATGTCCACCGAACGGCCCGCTGTAGCGTATGCCGTGATGGTAACTCCGAAGCCAAGGGCTTCACCGTTTGAAATTGTCTGGGCCTCTACTGATAGAACCTCACCACTTGGGACATAGTGGCGAATTCCTTTAGCACCGTCCACCACGTCAATGACGAACGACTGCTTGCCGCCTGTATTGGTTGGGTTGTGGGAAATCTTGCCGTCAACCATTGCAGAACCGAAGTAAAGCTCGATGGCTGCCTGAGTGGTTTCTAGCAACATAAAGGAATAGGTAACTGTTCCCTCAGTGATTACCGAGCGAACTAGGTCACCGTTCTGAAATGCGCGGATGTCACTGGTTGATTTATCAGTTGTAAAACTGACACCCTCGGTGGAGATGTAACCGAGTTCTGTGAAGTCGGTCAGAGCCGACGATGAGGATGTTGGTGCAGTGAGTGTAGTTGCACCGACGTGAACAGAACCGGTGATGCCAACTACAACGTTTTCGGCATTATTCGCCATGTTGTGTTTTCCTTTCGAAAGGGGTTTGCCCGAATGGGCTATTTTCTGCGGTGCAGAAACTTATTGGGTTGAGCCTCTGACAATTAGTTCGATGTCAATGGCTCGCTTTTCCATCTGGCCTTCTTCTTCAATACGAACTGGGCCGATTAGGACAATGGCGCGCTTTATGAATTCACCAGTGCAATTACGGATAAAAGATTCCACACTGAGCGCCAAGCTGTTTGCTGATGCGTAGTTATTCGCATAGACCTCTAAGGTGAGCGATGCCGTTTTCATGACGTGATTATCCTCAGCGCCATAAGCAGCGGTCACGACTATCTCATGGTCTGGCTGCGGTTGATCCGCTGGGGTCTTTTTTACCGAGACCCGAAAGAACTCACTCTGGAATTCGGCGGCTAAATACTCAACGATTATTTTCTCGATGTCTGGGAAGATAACCATCACTAACCCCGGGTCGTAATCTTGTAAAGCGCCGCCCTCATGTGGGCGACACCATCGCGCTTTTGGGTAAAGAAGTGAACGCCTGTTGCGGTCTTGATGTCGGCCTGACTGGTAACTTCTACTCTTGGCCTACCCGCGCTTGGGTTAGCCCATGAGACTTTGAACCCCGCACTTGCATAACCATCTAGCCGACCACCTGGGCCCTTCTCAGCCGCGCTTGCAGTGGCTTGAGCGTTAGCTTGAACCTTCTGACCTTCGCCTATAAGTAGGTCGCGGATGTCTTTGTTCTGGGCTAGTAGGTCTCTGATTCCTTCGTTGTGGATTACCACTTTGGTTTTAGCCATTGCGTTTCCTTATCTTTAGAACCACACCGACATCGAAAGTAAAAGGCGCTTGCCATTCGTGCGGGCTGCCATCTTTCACCCACTGCTCACCACGAACTAGAAACTTGTCACCCTCTTGGATGTCAGTGCCTTGGGGTAAGTAAAGGGTCACGTCTGAGTCGATTACATCGCGGTTGATGTCCACCGGTTCAGAGGTTGAGCCGAACCCAACTAGACAGCCAGAAATCTCTATGTTTTGGGTTGTGAAAACTGTCATGCCAAAGTCGTCTACGGTGCTTCCAGTTCGGCGAATAATTGTTACCGTTTCATTCCCGGCCAGCATCTAGTAATCAACCACTCTATTTACCTGGAAAGTAAAGGGGTCGATAAGACCGCCAAAGCTTGTGGAGTTTGGGGCTAAGTCTGTTTGGTATGCCTTGCCTCTAGAGCTAGGTGCGAGCATTGTCGATTCATCGGCTGTTAGCCAGATGTCGCTTTCCTTATTGAAGTTTCGCGCCTGACCAAATGGGCCAGTTGTTTGCTGCCAATAAGTCAGGTTTTCGGGGTTTCTTAGAACCCTTGCAACCTGACGGCATACAACCATAGTGACTACTGGAAGCGCCAAGGTCGCCGCTGTAATGCGTTCTTGAATCTTTGGATACTCGCTTAGGATTACGGCCTCAGCGTCGCTTATAAGAGCGGCCACTAGGTCTGCGTCAGTCGGTGCGTTTGTCCCAACCCAACGATCTAAAACATCTTGGAAAGTTGCCCAGCTCATAGTTGCCCTTCATAATTTTGATGTGAAAAGAGGAAGCCGACCGGAGCCGACTTCCTCTTGGGATTGTCTAGTTTTTAGGCTGAGACGTATTTCACAACTGCGGTTGGTAGAACTACCTTTGCGCCGTAGACGGATAGCCCCTTGAGGATGTCCGAGAAACGATCATGCGCGCGTGAGCTCTCTACAGTGTTGATTTGCTGAACAAACGCTAGGGATGCCTCGTGGTATCCCACCGCCACAGGCTTTGCAGCCTCTGCAAATAGTGGGGTTTCCAAGATGGTCATACCGTATAGGCGGGCAACCTGTCCGTTACGCAGCTCGCCCTCGCCAAGCCCTGAACCACTTGATGCTAGGCCGGAGATTAGTAGGGTCGCCATTGCTGGGTTGACCGCGATGTAGCGGCCAGCCGTTGGAACCTTTGACTTTGCCATAGCTTCACGGATTGCAAGGACTGCATCTAGTGCAAGTGCCGAAGTGGTAACCTCTACCGGGGTGGCAGCCTGAGCGTTGGTTCCAGCGCCAGCCAATAGAGCAGCCAAGACAGTCTTTTCGGCATCCTCACCGAGTGCGCGACCTGCAATAGAAACCCAGTCGTCAAACGAACCTGCGGCCTGCGCCTTGTCGATGTCGTCAATGTAGACAGAGAAGGCTTTTTCCTGGTCGATTAGCAAAGCCAATGTGGTGCTGTCCAAGTCTTCTGGCTCAACAATACGGCCCGCTAGTTTGTAGTCGGTGATGGTTGGGGTAACAGCCGAGATGATGTTAACGGTGTTGCCCCTAGTTGCATCACCGGTGTAAGCGGTGTTTAGGCTTGGGATAACAACCTGGTCTTTAGTGAACGCGGTAATTACTCCCGCTGCCCAGACTTCTGGGATGAAATTAGCTACTGACATTTATTTAGTCCTTATTAGTTAGGTTGGCCTAGAGCCTCTTTGAGACGACCATTGGCTTTGGCTTCCATGACTTCTTTGTGGGTCATACCCTTTAGGTCGTCTTTGGTTAGCTGTCCTAGAACAGCGTTAGCCGGCTTGCCCTGGTTCCCATCGGGGATAGGTGATTTTGGTTTTGACTGATCCGCAATGAGCGAAAGCAGTATGTGCGCTTCTGATTCCAACTCCTCGAGAGTGGAACCCTTTAGTAGTGATGTGGCTTCGCCAATGATGCCGTTCTCAGCGGCGACTTTATAGCGAAGCAGTTGGATGGAAGCCTGAGAAGCTTCCGCCTTTGCAGTTGCCAAATCCTCGGCCAGTCTTTCATGGTCGGATTTTTGGCTCTTTTCATACTCTGTCCACTTGTCGGCGGATTCGCGATCAAGTTTGGAGCGTGTTTCCCATCGTCTAGCGCGTGATTTCCAGTCGATTTCCTCAGTGCCATTCGGCTCGTTGGTTTCCTCTGGGGTTACAGGGACTAGCTCTTGGGTTGTTTCTGTGGTGTCTTCGCTCATTGCATTCTCCTGTTCAGGATGGATTAGCCATTCGGCTGATTCTGATTTGACTCAGAAATTTATTTGCGCCCAGTGTTTACTCTCATCTGGGCGAAGATGGATTGGGCATCATTCGAACTAGCGTCTGCTCGCGCGTTGCTGTAGTCCGAATCGAATTGGTCGTAATAGCTGGGCCTAAAAGCTCCCAAGCTTCTAAAGATTGGAATCGTCGTGCAAGAACAGTTTTTGTGATACCCGCCCGATGCGGCAAATGAGGTGTATTCATTCAAGGCAACTACCAAGCAAAATGCACACGCGTTAGGCGATGCGACTCTTTGATAACCAGTTGCTTGTCTATCGTTCAAACTGTTTGACACCATCTGTTCGCGGTAAGCGTTTATTACCGAGCGACCCAATGAAACACCGATAGCAGTTCTAGCGGCGGCAAAGTTTCCCTCTAGTTGTAACCTCATGGCCCCACTAATAACAGGCGCGGCCAATTCCTCAATGTCCAGCGTCACGGCCTGGAATCGGAATGGTTCATCGAAGGCAAAGGCTCTTAGCTCGCTGTAGGAATCTTGGCCCGCTTGGGAAGCGATTGGGCCAAATGTTGCAAGTGTCGAATTGGCAATGGTGCGTATAACGCCACCAGCGCCAGCCTGTGACAACCGAGCTAGGTTTGGGGTAAGACGGTTGGCCGTAGTGATTACGGTCGTTTCAAGCCGAGCCTGAGCGGTGCGAATTCGCTGAACTAGCAAATTTGGCAACATTTAGGAACCTGAGTTAGGGGCTAACAAGCTGTTTATCAAATTGCTGCTTGCGATTGCGGATTTCTCCAAACCAATTTGTTGCTTATCGGCATCGGTAAATCCGAGTCGGTTGTAAGTTATTTCGCTGTCCGGGGTAAGCACTCCAACTGAAATCAACTTGACGGCTTCATCAGCGGCAGCGGCTCGGGTTGGAGTCGATGCGTCGCGCCAGATTGGGCGAATGTTATTGGCCTCTTCTGGGATAACACCATCGCGAACTAATAGCGAAAGCTTTGCAACTTCTGACCAAGTGCGACCGAATTGGCGTTGTCTGCGCTCGGCACGTTTTACCAACCTAGATTCCATCTGGCGAATAGCATCCGCCGATGAGGGGTTATCAGTTTGGAAACCTAGATAAGAAGCTGGGATTGCAGTTTCAGCCGCGATCATCTGGGCGTATTGGCGAATCTGCTCAAAGTATGGGGCCGGTGAGTTAGAAGAGAACTGGCCGACCTGTGGCATAACTCCACCATCCTCGTTATAGGGGACACCCAAAACGCGGCCTTGAATAACAGACCAAGGGTTTAGCGGGTTACCGTCTGAGTCCTGGAAGATTGCCTCATCCGCTCCGAGAATAAACCGCTGTGGGCTTGAGTAGAATTCACGCGCTACCTCAGCACCGAGCAAAGTTCTCATGGCGCTATCAACGTAAGAGCGAACCGCTTTGGTTATCTCCGAGCGACCATCTGGGTCACCCGAGCGAGGGTTATTTACTAGCGGGCTAACTGGTACTCTTCCCAAATTATGAATGTCGCGAGCTACCTCGTTGAAGTCATTGCGGAAAGCGTCAAAGTAAATCGTTTGATCGCGAAGATAAAGAGATCCGCCAAGTGGCTTGCCGTAGTCATCGCGGTTTACCAATAGAGCAGCGGTTAGCCGACGTGTCCGAAGGTCATAAGTCGCGGTCATCTTCTTTGGGGTCTCGATGGTAATAAGAGGGTCGGCTTCGCCTTCCATGCCCTTACCAACAACAACAAAACCCTTGCCGTAAATCAGCGCATCTTTATGGCCGAGTGATGCCTCAAGGTCTAGGTCATTAGCCCTAAAGATGTCGTTTAGTCCGAGGCCCTCGCCGCCTATGTATCCTTCTAGGTCTAGGCGCTCTTCTAAGACATCGACCGCAGTTCCAGCCCAACCAACAACCGAATCAACCAGTCGAAGGCTAGGTGGCACTGAGATGTTCAAATCCTTTAGGCGATTCTTGCCCTCGTAGTAGCGTTCTAGCTCAGCGTTTTTAGAATCATGTCCTGAAAGCTTTTTGACAAGGTGGTGGATAAGACCTAGTTCGTCGCTGGTTAGGCTCATAGAATCGTCGCCTTTCGGGGAGTAGTAGATGAAGTGCGGTCTTTGGTTGCGTGTCGTGCGCCATTAGCCAAAATTGCGCAAGCTAAAAGGTCAACTTTGCGGGGTGAACTCCGCTTCTCTTTTCTGAAAGAACCTGCCTCAGTTGCCACAGCATTTAGAACGTGGCGCTCAAGGCGTGAATCTTGGTCGCCACCAATTTCCAAAGCAACTAGATCCGCCACGAATTGCTGGGATAAAGGAGCCATGCGGTGATTGGTTGGAGGGATACGCTCAACTCGTCGTCTCCACCTTTTCGACCATTCCAAAACATCGGGTTCATAAAACGATGGGTCAGCCCACAACATCTTTACGTTGTAGTTCTCAAACATCTTTTCGATAGCGGCGTTGACATCCGCCCGGTCAACTGTCCATTCCGGGTCAGAGTGGTCGGGTTCCCAGACTGCCATCACGCTCATGGTTCCTGTGGCTATGTCTATGGCAACTAAGCCAGTGGCATCGCCTGAAACAGAACCATCGAAACCAGCGCAAATAGTCGCGCCTAGTGGAATAGCAATCTCGCGCTTAGCCTCAGCCCAATGATGGGGTGAAACAAAATCTTCGCCAGATGTTCTGACCCATTGGTTCAGTCGGTAACGCTGAAACGCCATAAAGCCTGACGAGCCAGCGGATGCGATAGCTGCCTGAAAATCTCCAATGTCTAAAAGACCCTCGGAAAGATTCGGGTTAGCTTTGCGCCAAGTTGCTTCTTGAGTCGGGTCATCCTCAGCGTCAGCTTCCCAAGACCAGAAACCAAACTGGTTATCCTCGACCTCACCAGTTGCCACGCGCTTGCCATGCTCATAGAGACGGCCTAGCAAAGTGTCAGTGTGTGGCCCGGCGGTGGTTATTCCCAACACCAATGATTCGGGTCGGTCAGCTGATCCAGTAGTCAAGGCTTCCCAAAGCTCATCGCCTCGGGTATTGCCCGCAGATGATGGCCAAGCGTGAACCTCGTCAGCGATAACTAGCGAAGGGCCAAGACCGTGAGCGCGAGCCGCGTCAGCGGATAGAGCACGATAAACCGAGCCTTTAGATGGAATCTCTAGCGCGTCTCGGTAAACCTTTACTATTCTGGAAAGCACTGGGTTATTCAAGACTTGCTGCCGAGCTTCACCGAATACGATTCGAGCCTGAGCGCGATCACCGGCGGCAGAATAAACCTGAGCGCCTTGAGGCCCAAAGACCAAGTGTTCTAAAGCGTAAGTAGTGCCCTTAATTGACTTGCCGTTTTTGCGAGGCTCTAGCACGAGGCCCACGCGGTAGCGCAGTAGCCCAGTCTCGGGATTGGTCTCAAAGATTCGGTCGGTTAGCCATGATTGCCAAGCGGTAAACACCAAGGGTTCCCCAACTCGGAAACCGCGCGAAGCCTTAAGCATTGTGGCCGCGAAATCTGTGATGTCCGGCCCGCGAGTTGTATCGCTAAGGCTAGGGGTATACCAACGTGGGGCCCACTCGGGTTTAGGCTGTGGCAGCACGCTCAACACGGCGCTTAGTCAAATCGTCTAGTTCGTCTCTGACGCGAACTTCGGCAATCCCCAAACGAGAACGGTCAGCCGGTGAGAAGCCAATAGCCGCGAGCCAAGAACTCATCTGCCCTCTTAGAACTGCCAACTGATTGACAAAAGGATGGTTTGCTAATTGACCGTTTGAAGTTGCATAGAATCTTTCAACTTCGCCAGTTGATAAAAGAACGCGAATCTTGTCGTGCTCGTCTTGAGCTTCGCAGAGCATCTTGATGATGGTGCGATCGGAATCAGGGGATAACCAAGTCTTGCCCGCAGTCCAAACGTGAACCCATAGAACTAGGCCCTCTTTGCCAAGGGTTGGAGGCGTGGGAATACCCTCTACGCCTCTGAGACCTTTGCCTGGCAATGGAGCCGCTGGAAGTGGTCGATGCGCCTTGCTACCTTCTGCCCGCTTGACTTGAGCTGGTTTAGCCGGCCGGCCTACTGGTCTTCCTGTTGATGCCATTTAAGTTCTCGCTTCTTCCCATTCGGGATGGTTTTGCCCATTCGGGCTGATTGCATAAATTTCTAAGCGAACAAGCTATGCGAACAAATGTTCGTAGGGGGGTGAGTAAAATCGGGAAAACGTGTATTGGCTAAGCTGAAAGAGCTTCATCCAACCGGGGAGGGGGGTATCCACCCCAGGGGTAGAACATCCGTTCGAATCCATCGAACAAGTGTTCCAATAACTCGTGTTCTGTCCTAGTGCTTACGGACTACCCGGTTACCTTGCCTAATGACTAAAGCTTCTTGGCTTGTCTTATACCAGTGACAGTGGGGAGCTACCCGGTCGTGTATTGGACTTAGGTTCCCTAGTGAATGATTGTCACCCGCTATTACATGGTCTACCGCATCAGCTCCGGGGTCACCGCAGATGTGACAGATTGCTTTATCACGCTTGAGAACTATCAACCTTCTGGTTGACCAGTCCTTGGGTAGCCTTGCCTTGCGGGTGCTACCTACCCACTGGCGTTTATGAGTGTCGCACCGGCCTTTGTTTGTGGCTAGGGATTGACAATCTGTTTCAAGACATGGAGTTGGCGCGAGCATCTATAGCTTGACTACTAGGCCAGCTCTGACAGTTGCGCCCTTGTTGATCTTATAAAGGTGTGTGGCGTATTCGTGCCGGCTCAACCGCTTGGGCTTCTTGCTGGCTGAGATGCTGGCGTATGTATCCCCATCCTTAGCCGTGTAGGTCTTTGGCTTGGGTTCTGCTGTCTCCGGCTCCCCTGTAGCTTCTGAGGGTATGGATGTTAGGTCTGCGTGTAGCGATGCCATCTTTGCCATTGT